ATTTGATCTCTGAGCTAGAATGGAATATAATACTGTTAAAAAATTAAAAAGCCATATATAATGGGGACTTATGTTACAAAAAATAGGTTTTCAACCAGGATTTAACAAACAAATTACAGAAACTACAGCTGAAGGACAATGGGTTGGTGGTGATAATGTAAGGTTTAGATATGGCACACCTCAAAAGATAGGTGGTTGGAAGCAATTAGGTGATAACAAATTAACTGGTGCAGCAAGAGCTCTTTTTCATTTAGTTAATAAAGATGGTATTAAATACTCAATTATAGGAACAAATAGAATTTTATATGCATACACTGGTGGTGTATTTTATGACATACACCCTATAAGAGCAACTACGACTCTAACTAACGCTTTTACAACTACTAATGGATCGGCTGAAGTTACAATTACTTTTTCAACTCCTCACAGTTTAAATGCAAATGATATTGTACTTTTAGATAATTTTACTGCAATAACTAATTCTAATTTTAGTGCATCAGATTTTGACGATAAAAAATTTATGGTTACCTCTGCTACAGCACTTACCATAACAATTACAATGCCATCAAATGAAACTGGATCAGGAGCTACAGCATCTGGTGGTATTAGAGTTCAGTCTTATTATTCAGTAGGACCTGCAGAACAATTACCTGGTTTTGGTTGGGGATTAGGTTCTTGGGGTGGTGAAGCATCAGGAGCAGTTACAACAACTTTAAATGGTGCGCTATTGGATGACACGGCAGGAACTGGAGGATCAGGAACTTCTATCACATTAACAAGCACTGCTAATTTCCCAAGTTCAGGAACAAATCATATTCAAGTTGGTAATGAAGAAATTTCTTATACAGGAATTTCAGGAAACGATTTAACAGGAATTACAAGAGGAGTTAGAAACTCTACACGATCTGCGCATTCTAGTGGAGCAACTGTTACTAACTCATCAGATTATGTTGCGTGGGGTGAAGCTGCATCAGGAGACTTAGTTCTTGATCCAGGTTTATGGAGTATTGATGCTTTTGGTAAAACTGTAATTGCTTTGATTCACAATGCAGAGGTTTTTCAATGGGATGCAGATCTATCAGCCGCTACAGCAACACGAGCTACAATTATATCTGGTGCACCCACTGCATCAAGAGATATGATAGTATCTACACCTGATAGACACTTAGTATTTTTTGGAACAGAAACAACTATTGGAGATAAAACTACACAAGATGAAATGTTTATAAGATTTTCAGATCAAGAGAATATTAATAGTTACACACCTACAGCGACCAATACTGCTGGTACACAAAGATTGGCAGACGGATCACGGATCATGGGAGCAGTCAGGGGTAGAGATGCGATCTATATTTGGACTGATACGTCTTTATTTACGATGCGTTTTGTTGGATCACCATTTACATTTGGTTTTGCACAAGTTGGTACAAACTGTGGATTAATAGGACAGAACGCAGCAATCGAAGTTGATGGTGCTGCTTATTGGTTTTCAGAAAATGGTTTCTTTAAATATGCAGGTAATTTAGAGTCAATGATTTGTTTAGTGGAGGATTTTGTTTTTACTAATTTAAACACCACTGCATCACAGTTAATTAATGCAGGTTTGAACAACTTGTTTGGAGAGATAACTTGGTTCTATTGTTCTTCGGGTTCAACAGTTATTGATAGATGTGTAACATATAATTATTTTGATTCTAGTCCACAAAGACCAGTATGGACTACAGGAACTTTATCGAGAGGTTCTTGGCAAGATTCAGCCGTGTTTGGTCTACCTCACGCTACAGAATATGATGCAGATAGTAACGATTCATATGATGTAGTTGGTAATACAGATGGATGCACAACATATTTTGAACATGAAACAGGAACAGATCAGATAAAAGGTGGAGCTACTACAGCTATTACTTCGAATATAGAATCTGGAGACTTTGATATTACGCAAAGAGTTGTTGGTAATCAACAAACAGGACTTGCTGATTTTAAAGGAGATGGTGAAAACATTATGAAGATTAGAAGATTTGTGCCAGATTTCTTATCGCAAACAGGAGATACACAAATAACCCTTCAGCTTAAAAATTACCCTAATAGCAGCCAAGCAAGCTCACCACTTGGACCCTTTACAATTACCAGTTCTACTGATAAAGTAGACACTCGTGCGAGAGCACGAGCAATATCTTTAAAGGTAGCTAATACAGGAGCTTCTCAAAGTTGGAAGTTAGGTACTTTTAGGTTAGACACACAACCAGATGGAAGGCGATAATGACTGTAGATAAAAAAATAAATTATGATTACATAGAACAAGACGGAGTTAAAAATTATGTTAAGAACTCTGAATCTGTAACTGTCCCTAAAAGATTTAAAGCTAGAAAAAATGCACCAGCTGTTAAGCTTGCATACATCACAGATGCTGAAGCTAAGACATTAAAGAAAATGAAAAAAGGCACACCTCACAAAGGACCAAAAGGTATACCTAGTTATGACTCTTTTGATGCAGATGGTAACTTTACATCTGGTGCTGCTATGAGCGCTGCCGAAACAGGAGATAGATCTGATACAGGTAGAGCAGATGTTAGAGCTGAATTTGGACCTAAAGGTTTAGCACCAGGAGTTACTCCAAATGAAGTAAGAGATTTAAGATCCGCAGCTATTGCTGCAGGTGCAGGGCAAAGAGTTAACCCAGGTTTTTTTGATAGTAGAAATGTTATATCTCCAGAAGAATTAAGAGCTGCTAAAGCTTTTACTAGAGGTAGTGGTTTAGCAAATATAATCGCTAGAAAAGCCATGAGAAAAACAAGAGGTGGTGGTCTTATGAATTTTCTTACAGGTGGTGGAATTATAGGAGGTTTAATTAGAGGACTTGGACGAGCATTTGGTTTAGGTAAAAATTTTAATGAACCAACTTATGATAGAAGAGGTATAAATACTAGAGTATATGAAGCGACTATGGATCCCACTGTTAATCCAACTTATTACTTAGATCAAGATAATGATGATCTATTGTCAATAATTTCTACACCAAAAACTATTGCACCTATAGGAGATGCAACTAAAATGCCAGTGAACATAGATAATAAAATAGCTCCCCTAGCTATATTTAACGATGCAATTGCACCTATGGGTGTTAAACCTAATAAAGGAATTATAGAAGCTCTTGCTAGTGCTACTGCTCCAGAAATCATGACTGATTATGTTACTCAATTAGAAAAAGGTGAGCCTATAACTAATGATGAACAAATGTTTATTGATGACGAGATTGCAAAATTAAGGTTTCCATAATGGCTAAGATAGTACAAATATTAACAAGACCTAGTAAAGAATATTCTCAACAGGTTGCTGATGCACAAGTTAGAGATCTAGATGCTATAATACAAAAATTAAACACAACATTTCAACAAGATTTAAAAGATGAAGTAGAAGCAGAAAACTTCTTTTTAAATTAATGGCAAATACTTTTTTAAATGCAAAGTCAGACCTGACTACAACAAACTTAACCACTGTATATACAGTGCCATCTGCAACAACTGCTGTTATAAAGTCTATATTAGTATCTGAGGATGCAGGATCAGGAACCACAATTGATGTGACTTTAGTCGATGCATCAAGCAACATATTTAGTTTGTTTAAAGCTAAATCTGTTGGATCAAATACGACAGTGGAATTATTAACTCAACCTTTAATATTAGAGGAAAGTGAAGCTTTGAAAGTACAAGCTGCTCAAGCCAATGAATTGCATGTAGTAGCATCAATATTAGAGGTAAAACCAAGACAGGTGGTAACATAATGCAAATTATAAAACCTAAGAAAATAATAGAAAAAATAACAAATAAAAAGACTGGCGAAGAATATAGAGACGATTCTGAGTGGAAAGCCAAGAATATCTCTGAAGAGGATATCAGAAGAGATGTAACAGTGGTTATGCCAAGCCTTGATTTATTTGGAAAAACAAAATAGAATAGATAAACTATGGCAATTTCAAGATTAGATATGGAAAGACAACTTAAAAAAGATGGTGGATCTTTAACACTAGATGATGCTAAAAGAATGGCTCCTCCTGGAGAGTCTTTAGCATACATTAATCCAGAAGAAGCTAAACTTTTAAAGTCATTAGGTGGAGCAGGTGAGGATATAAATGGCACTGGTATTAAATCATATTTTTTTAAAAAATTTTTTAAAAAAGCTAAACGTGCTGTAAAGAAAGTTGTTAAAAGCCCTGTTGGAAAATTAGGATTAATACCACTGTTAATGAGCGGTGCTGGTGTAGGTGGTCTTTCATCTATTTTTGGCACAGGTGGTGGATTAGGTTCTTTAATAAGTGGATTAGGAAGTAAAATTTCAGGTATGAGCACATTAGGAAAATTAGGTTTAATTGGAGGTGTTTCAGGTCTTGGTGGACTAATGGCAGCCAGAGGGCAACAAGAAGATGATGGAAATTATTATAGAGGTGAAGGTTTAGATATTGCAGATATAGTAAGACGTGCAAGAATGAATGATCCTGAATTTAGATTCTTACCTGGTGCAGAGTTTACAGGTGTTTATGCTGAAGGTGGTGAGGTAGATAAAACAACTGCTATGATAAGAGATCTTTTAAAAAGAGGTATGGATGATGATACTATTTCGACTATAACTGGAGC